CCCAATTCGAACTCAAGTTCATCAAGCTCCCGTGAAATGACGGTGGATATTGGAATATTAGCACGACACGTCGTTCCATTCACGGACCGATGTATCTTATCTATCCTACCACCGTTGTACACTCGTGTCTGCCACCAATCACTCTCTATATAGTCATACAAATCACCCATTCGCGTGAGTATCATCGTCGCTGTACAGTTTGTCACAGGGCCAAACACAAAAGTGTCACCAAACCAAACTGGTTCGTCTGGCTTGCTCAGTACGTCGGCCAACGCACTGAGCATATGGAATGCCCGTATAGGGGCCCGAGGCCCATAATACTTGCAATCCATAGCGTTGTTGTACGCATACAACAGTGGCACTATGAGAGTCATATTTTTGGGAGTATCCATCTCCTCATACTGATCCTCAGTGCACCACTTAATGTACTCCTCCAAAAAGGAGTACGTCTTCGGCAAGATACAATTAGTCATTGACACATCAATCATCACAACATAGTCGCCGATGTGAATCGTGTCTTGCTCGAACATCCCACCGAAGTCCTCAACCTCCATGGGAGTGTTAGTCACCGCAATTTTGGCACAAGCACGTGCAGTCGATCTTACAACGAGTTCATGTTTAAGACGCTCATCTTCAACCCTGAGCATGGCTTCTTTAGCATCATTTAATGTATTTACAACAGTCTGCATCGAAGCAACTTGCTCAGGTCCCACTCCAGGAAATTGGCCTGGATTTGCTAGTATTGGCATCACTGCATCGAGGTTGGCATCAAGGAGTCGCACGACAGCCTTAAAACTCTGACCTGGAAATTCCGCATATTGCGGTGGGGGAGTGATGTACTCAAACTTGTCATTTGACAAGATATCGGGTAAGATAAAAACCTCTCCCGATTGTCTATCAAGTGGTTCATCATCCACCGCACGCAAAACTTGGTCGTAAGTGCACCACGTGCTGAGAAATCCATTACAGATCTCTTCCTTGGTAACAGGTATGAAGTAGTCTTTCACACGGTGCCCCTCAAAATCAACAGCTTCCTCAGCGATGGCTTTGATCTTGGGAAGTGCCTCATCATACTTCTCCTCTCCGTGCCAATAAAACTCACGCAATGCATTGTTTAAATTTCCCGCGCAAATCTCAGCCAAACTCTCTTTCTGTCCTTTCTTTGGTTTCTTTGCCATCGTCAGAGACTTGAAAATTGAAGCCTCTTCAAGGGCGCCAACATACTCTCCCAACTGGGGATGTTTGCCAAAGGTCCGTTTTAGAAAAGTGCATTCACTCAGTGGTTTGTACTGAACTGTATGGGCCTCCTTATGTGCATTAGTGAAGTCAATGCCAATCTTAGACAACTCATGACTCAACGTTGCCATTCCAAACTCGATTTCAAGAGCTTGCATAGCAGGCACCGCAAAATTCATCACAAGGTCGTCTCCATATGTCAAATTGGAAACCACCTCATGATAAAGTGGTAGGTGCGGAATGTCGAAATTGGCGGCATAGTAACAGTAACGAGTAATGATGGCATTTTTCCCAGAATTCCATTCAACTGTTCCAGACACTCCAGACGGACTCTGTGAAAGTCCTGTAAAGAGCAATCCATCCATCTCGAAGATAGGATACAGAA